GCTTGTGCCATCCTGCGCACCGGCCTCGATCCTGGTCGTTGTAAACGTCGAGGTATAGGCCAGCCCGATTTGCACTTTCGTCGCCGCCGCCTGCAGCGTAATTGATCCGCTGGTGACGGTGCGGTTTGGATGCGCCGCGCCATCAGTCAGGATCTGGACCGTTTGCCCTTCCAGGTGATCCAGGCCGCTAATTGTGGTTGCGGCAGCACCGGAATAGGTCAGGCCGCAATCGACGTAATAGCAATCCGACTGGTTATCGCCTTCGCGATATTCGCGCTCCAACCACTCAACATACCGCTTGGTGACGCCATTGATGGTGCGCTTGACGATCAGCCATAAATCATCGCGCGATTTATCAGGCGCCGGGATGACAGCGACAGATTCAACAATGGCCGTGCCATTGCCAAAAGATCCGCCGAGCACATGACGGTGCCAGCCCAAAACGTCTTGTTCTTTGTTGTACGTAAAGCCTAGAAGCTTGCCATCGCCGCGCACCAGCCAGGCCGCAACATAGGGCTCTTTGTGCCAGGCCATTTGCTGAATGCCACCCAGCGTGATGTGCTCGGCCAAGACAACCATATCGGCCGTCACATAACCGTTTTGCTGGAAGTTATAGGAAAGCTCTTTGAGCTTGCGGCCGGAGCGTTGAACAAACAACGTCGAATAACCCACGCGCAGCGGCTTTGCAGCGCGAGAGCCTTCAGAGGTTTGTTGTTCAACTTTGACGTTTGCCGGCGCAAAGGCTTCGCTGGTTGAGTTCTCCATACAAGCGAATTCACCGCCAGATGTGCCGATCAACAGTGCCTGGGTCGGCACCAGCCATTCAATGCGATTGGTCTGGTCGCTGGTAATTGTCACCTGGATTGCGCGATCGGCCACGACATTGCCGGATGTGTCAGTGCGCGCGAAATTCTCAAAGTCGCCTGAGACGCTGAAAAACAATTGCTGACCCTTGGCAAAGGTCAGGCGCTCGCGAAAGAAGGTGACTTTGGAGGGATAACCTTCAACCGCGGAGAACGAAGCTTTGGCCCAGCGAAAAGTTGTGTTGGATGAACCAACCACGCTTGCCGGCAGCGGAAAGCTGCCACTCACCACGCCCGTCACAACGGTTGAGCTTGTAAAGCCCGTGATCTTCACATAGCCGCGGCCTGCATCAACAAAGGTCCAATCGAACCCTTCGCGCTCGACCACTGTGCCTTCTTTGCCATTGCCATCACCGTCAGCCTGGGTGCCATAGGTGTGGATTGGCGTATTGCCACCGGTGCGCCATACCTTGCCGCTTGTTGGTGTGCCGCTTGTCGCGCATTGATAGGTTTTGCCATCAGAGCGACGATAGGTGCCATAGGGGTTTGTTTTAAATTCCTGGCCCGCTGCCCAGGGCTTGATGAGCGAAAGATCCGCGGGCTCAAGATAAAACAACGAGCCAACCATATTCGACGTAAAGATCGCGCTCGATGCGGTGAGCGTTACGGTGCCGGTGGTGGCGCTTGCATAGACCGTGATGGTCTTGTCGGTGTTTTGATCTTTGAACGGCCCGTTGGTGAAATCAACCGCCGTCAGAAGCCAGCGCGTATTGCCATAACGCTGGAGCTTTTGAACGGGGTAATCTTTGTGAGTGATGTAGATGACATCGCCCGTCTGCACCATGTCGAGCGTGAAGGTGTTATCTGTTGTGTCGGTCAGATCCGCGATCGCGTAAGGCGTTGGGATCTCATAAATGGAACCAGTGAGCGCGTACCAATAGGTCGTGTTGGGCGGCACCTGGTTCGTATGTGCGACCTTGCAGTAATAGCGAACGCCACCGCTCAGCGCGAGATCCCCCACCGCATAAGCAGTCGATGAGCTCCAGGCGGTGACAGTTCCCGTCAGCAGCTGCCCATGATTGGTGTAGAAGCGCAGATAATAGTCGCCGAATTCGAGCGTGTAGCTTTGATTGATGTTGAATTCAAAGGTGGCAAGCCAGGTGCGATGGGCGGAGTTTTTGACTTCCGCCACATATCTGGTGCCTGCGCGGCGCACGGCTGGGCCTTGCACGGCAGGGATAAAATTCTCAACGATGTCACCGCCATTGGCATATTTCGCAATATCCACGCGGCCGGCAACGAGCGGTGAAAGCTCGCCGGCGTTGAAGGATGAGCGAATAGGCGATGAACGAGCCATCGGTCAGAGCCTCGAAAAGATCCAGGTATCGTCGGGGATGACGGCCGGGGGCCGCTCAACAGCATTGGCGCGTTTGGCAGCTGATAGCGCGCGCGCATATTCTTTCCATGCCTGGTCGCGCTTGCCGGTCGATTGCGTCAGATCTTCGCAGATCTCAGCTGCCAAGCGGCAGGCTAACGCTTCGCGGAACAAGGCGTCCCATTGCGCGGGGTCAGTGACATTAGCGCCATAGCGGATCTTGAGAGGCGCCGAGAGATTGGTCAGGATGACTTTGTTCTCGATCGTATATTCGGCAATTTCTGTGTTCACATAATTGTCGAGCGCGACCCAGGGATATTCGTCATTGACCAAATCGAGCCGCAGGAAATCAACCGGCAGCGCGTATTGATATTGATAGCCATAGAGCGGCGCTTCTGCCATGGCTGGCAGGCTGTCGCGCTTGATGGCGAAGGTCCAACGGTTTTGCCGCAGCTCCGCCTCAAGCAGATCGTAAAAGCACGAATTGATTGAGCGTGCTTGCTTGTTGTCATCAGCAAGCGACACGATGCGCGCAGCACCCAGCTTGGTCAGTGCCCGATTGGCAACGTCAATGACGGAGGCCATGTGTTGCCTCCGTTAGCCAGTGCCAACCAACCAGGCGCTGATGCCGCTCGGCGAGCCGCCAGAAATACCGCAGCGCACATTGCCCGCAGGCAGCACAATGCCGGTCTGTGCGGCGGGCAAGCTTGTGAAAGACACAAGCGAGCCTGAAAACACAGCGACCGTTGCCCAGTTGCCATTGGGGTTTTGGATCTGAAGTGTGACGGTTGCGCCGCCCACTGTGCCTTCTGCCATGAAAATATATTCGCCGCCTTTAACAGCGACGGCAGAGCCCGTTGCAGATCCTGCGCTCAAAAGCGCATAGGCAAGATCGTCACCGCGTTTGATCGGCATAGCGGCGCTCCTTACCAGTTCTTGAGGGCGGTGGTGATGTAGGCTTCCAGCGCCTCAAGCGCGAGCAACAGCTCTTCCTTTGAAGGCACATTGGCGTTGGTGTTGATAACAACTTCAACGTCCTTGCTGGTCGTTGAGGAACCTTCCGCCACACCGCCAGAAAGGCCGGCGCCGTTGTTGATGCCAAAGTAATAAGCCATGGATGTTCTCCAGGATGAGGAAAGGGAGGCGAGTTGCCCCGCCCCCCAAGTTCATCAGTTCGGTGCGCTGTAGATCAGATCCACAACGAGCGTGCCCGAAGCGGGCAAGTTCGCGGTGGCGATCGTGGCGATCACTGATTCATCGGCCGAAAGCGCGGGATCTGTTGCACCAGCGGTTGCCGCCGTGCCGAACAAAGTCGGCGTGTCGGTTGCCGTAAAGGTTGCAGCAGCGCGATACTTGCCGGTGGTGCCAGCAATACCGACCGCGAGCGTGGACGTACCAAGCGACACCGTGGAGTTCAGCACACCATAGAGGAAGGTCGAGCCGGCCGGGAGAAGGCCAAGCAGGATCGTGTCCGAGGTGGTCTGGCTCGCCAGGGTGATCGTGGCGCGCATACGCTTGACACGGGCGCCGTACACCGTTGCGCGCGGGCGATAGCCAGCAGCAACAGCCGAAGCCTGGGTCGTGCCGGTGGTCGTGCCGGCAAGTTCATTCGAAAGATACTGAGCCATCTAGTGTGCCCTCCTTAGACGCAAGTGATGAAGCCGCAGCGCTTCTCTTCCAGGCGAGCACCACCGAACGTGCCGGTGACATAGACCTGGTAAGCGTTACGCTTGTCGGCGCGGCGATCCACGGAGGTCGTGATGTCGTTCCACATACCAAGCGCCATGCCGCTCTTGGCGTAGAAAGGCACCATCCACTGCGAGCCGGTGGTGTAACCGGTCACAGACGGGTTGATCGCCGTGTTGAAGTTTGCGCCGCCGGGGATGCGCTCGCTATGGATGAAGTTGAAGCCCATGAACGAGGTAATCTTGCCGTTCACCAGGACGGGCGTGTTGTTGTAGTCCAGGCTGATTGCCTGAGCTTCATTCAACAGATCGTCATGCTGTTTGGCGGTGATGACCATGTAGAGAGGATCGTTGTCCACATCCACTTCCGCGGCGAGCAGGATCTGCTTGGCGCGGCGCAGTTTCGCGATGTTAAGGCCGGTGTTGCTCGAAGCACCCACGTTAGCGGCAACTGCCTGCGAACCACCGTTCCAAGCGGAAAGGAGGCCAGTGGCAGAAGTGCCGTTTTCGCCAGTGTTGTTCGAGTTGAAGATGCCGGAGATAACTTCGTCATCAATCGCGCGGCCCATGGCCCATGCACCAGCCATCGTGTAGGGGCCGGTCGGGTCGATGAGCATACGCAACTTGTCCTGATTGTCGATCAGGTCGGCCCAGTCATAATCGTTGGGATAGATCCAACGCTTGTCTTGGGGCGTCGAAATCAAAGGCGTGTCAGAGTGACGCGACTGATTGCGAACAGGCGTGACGGAGCCAAACTGCTCGGCCATCGAGGCAGCTTTACCGACAAACGAATACTGCATGACAGAGGAACGCAGACGCGAACCCTGCTGCTGGAGCAGCATCATAACATTCGTCGAATACTGTTGGACGAATGCGGTTGAGACGTTGAAAGACATGATAACCCTCCAAGGGATGAGTGTTGCGGTTCAGGTTTGGAGGGCTTGTCCAGGGCGGATGCTCTGGGGCCTGATTGCTCACTGTTCGAGCGGTCACCCGGCCCCAGAGGAGTTATCGGGATGTTTTGCCGTTAGGCG